GGGTTATTGACCCTATGTTACCAGAAGCTATTAAAGTTATTGAGTCTTGGGGATTCAAATATAAAACAGTAGCTTTCACATGGGTTAAAAAAAACAAAAAATCAGATAACTATTTTACAGGAATGGGTTATTATACTAGATCAAATCCTGAAATGTGTTTATTAGCAACTAAAGGAAAACCTAAAAGAATATCTAAATCTGTTAGACAATTAATTGTTAGTAAATTACAAGAACATAGCAAGAAACCAGATTGTGTCAGAAATAAGATTGTAGAACTATGTGGAGATTTACCTAGAATTGAACTATTTGCTAGACAGAAAGTAGAGGGTTGGGATTCTTGGGGAAATGAGGTATAAATTAATCAAATGAAAAGCGACATAAATAAGACAAAAGACACAATTAAGACAAAGTCTATGGGCAGACCTAATAAAAAGGTAGATGAGAAAATAATAGCAAATTTAAGTCAAATAGGTTGTACCCAAGAAGAAATAGGAAGTGTTGTAGGAATATCTGCTAGAACATTACAAAGAAGATTCTCCGATTTAGTAGAGGATAATAAAAACATTGGTAAAGCTAGTTTAAGAAAAAGAATGTGGCAATCAGCATTAAAAGGAAATCCAAATATGATGGTGTGGTTATCTAAAAACTATTTAGGAATGAAAGATCGTACTGTTCAAGAAACTGTTGTTGAACCACTACCATTAATCATAGAAGCTAAAGCAGAAGAAGTAAAAGACTTGAATGGCAAAGAAAAAGGGTAATGTATATGGCACAATTGTTGTCTATGAAAAAAAACATAAAAGAACTTCAATAGGTGGTGGGAGAGTCAAAACTTCATCTATGAATAAACACAAACGAAGATCATATAAACGATATAACCAACAAGGAAAATAATAATGATTTTAAGTATTTTATATGTAGGGTTGATTTATTTATTTATAATTTGCTTACTTGTACAATGGAATAACGAGGAGATAAGATAATGCAAATAGATCAAAGAATAGGTACTAACATCAATTTAAGATTAAGATTAGAAAAAGACAAAATGAAAGAAGAATTAGAGCAAGTTAAAATACAAAGAGATATTGCATTAAGAAAATTAAACAAAGCATTAACAATAGCAAAAGATTTAAGAAAGCTAATAGAAAATGGCCAAGCGAAGTAATTTCTATCCTAATGGAGAGTTTATTCCATATCAAATGCCACAAGATTTTAGATTTTCAAAAAATAAAGAAGCCTGTGGAAATTGTGCTATGTATTCTAATAGAAGAAGTTTTTGTGGAGTATATAAAACACAAGGGGTTAAAGATACTTTTACTTGCAATAAGTGGAGAAAAAGATTCTTTCAAAGATAATGTGCAAAACATTAATAATATTAATCTTATTATTTAATGGAACTCTATTAAAAGAAAGTTACGAACTATCAAGACCAATGGAAGTTCACGAATGTTTATCTTTTGCTGATGACCATAGAAAAGCAATATCAACTCATAAATGGTTTAAAAAAGATTTAATAAAATCAGGTTGGTATTTAAATGATGGTAGAGGTACAGTTCAAGGATTTATTTGTTCAGAATAAAGTTATAGTATGATAAATGTCCTTTTATGGACAAATACATTTATAAATTTTTAAATATTATAGATAGATATACGTCATTTATTGGCAATATATTTGCACCTAGATGTAAATGTAAAAGAAAGAAAAAGAAATGAATATAGATAAATGTAAGGATTGTAATTGTAATTGTCATTGTAATGTTAAGAATCATTCCGATTTTAATGGGGTTTGTCCTTGTGAAGATTGTAAATGTAAAGAAAAGAAAAAAAAATAATTTATGAGGATAACTATGAACTACTATTTTACTGGTTGGTTAATTCTAGCATTAATTTTATTTACACTTTTTGTAAGTCCTCACTAATGAAGTTTTTATTAGTTATGTATATTTGTTCAGCAATAGCTGGAAATTCTTGCAAACAAATCCAAGTAGAAATTTCAGAGTTTAAAGATCATTATTCTTGTGCTATAAATGGATATAAATTTGCACATGAAACTATATCAAAATTTGATAGAGAATTTATTAATGAATATAAGACTTATATACAGTTTATGTGTAGGGAAACGAGTTCAATATGAAATATTTAGTAATATTATTTTTATTATTTACAACCTATGCTTTTGGTGGCTCTACTCAATCAAATACATCAGGTTCTAATACTGCAATCGAGGGGGGTTACGAATCTACTGCGACTACTACTTACCAATCAGGGTCATCATCAAATACGACTTCAAACTCTACTAATCATTCTAATATTAGATCAGCACCACCAACAGCTTCAGCACCATCTTTTTCTGCACAGAGTCAAGATGTATGTGCAACAGGAGCAAGTGCTGGAGTTCAGACATTTGGACTTGGAATATCAGGTGGAAAGCAATTTAGAGATATGAATTGTGAAAGAATTAAATTGGCCAAAGTATTATATGACTTTGGAATGAAAGTAGGCTCTGTGGCTTTATTGTGTCAAGATGAACGAGTCTTTGAAGCTATGATTAATGCTGGAACTCCTTGTCCGATAGATGGCAAAATAGGTAAAGATGCTTTAGCACTATGGAATAAGTATGACCATGAAAGACCAGATTATGAAACATATGTAAAACGAATTAAGAAAAGAGAAGTAATAGATAAGAAGTTAAATAAAATAGAATCAAAGAAACTAGAGTTACACACTAAATGAAATTAAACGAAAAAACAAATGTAACTATGCCAATAAAAAATATGATTGGTATTGTAGCAATAATAATTTCTGGAGTGATCGGTTACACAGAAGTTACTGCTAGACTTACCTCACTAGAAACTTCAAGAGAATTATTCCAAGCTGATTTACTTAAAAAATCTGAGCAATTACCCACAGACCAAGAACAGTTCATGCTTTTGGAAGATTTATATAAAACAGTAGAAAAGATTGAAACTAGAATAGAAGATATGATGCACAATAAAGTTAATATAGAATTTGTAACTAAACAATTAGAAAAAGCATTAGAAGATATTGAAAATTTAAAAGATAAAGTAAGGGCAAATGGTAATGGACATGGTTGAAATGATAATAGCTCTGTTGATGATAGTCAACGGAGAAATTCGTGAGCATAGAATACAAGACTCCATGTCTACTTGTTTAAAAGGTAAACGTATTGCTACTAGAGTTTATAATGCAAATGTAGAATATCAATGTATTAAATCAATGGCAGAAACAGAAATATATTTAGGAGAAAAATCAATCAAAAAATTAATACTAAAATGATTTGGTTAATAATTTTTATAGGAGTAATGGCTTATGCAGTATATCGTGTCAATCGTTTTGTTGATGATATTAACCCTCACAACTTCAGCAGAAGAAAAGACGACAAATAATTTAATAACTAATGGCAACTTTGAAACAGGTAATGCTAATGGCTGGACTACATCAGGTAATGTTCAAGTATTAAATGATTGCTGTGAACTTAACGGTGTATCATCAAATTATGATTTAGAGTTTGGAGATAGTGGCTCAATAGAACAACAATTTAATTTAACAACAGATAGCATCACACAAAATATGCTTAATAATGGTATTACTTTAAATAGCACAGTAGAAGTACAAAATGGAGAATGTGGAGTAGCTGGTTGTTGGGGTGGTTCTGGTAACGCAGACTCATTTACAATTACATTAAAAATAAAAGATTCAAATGGTAATGTACTTGCCACAAACACTACTATTAGAACAGATGTAACAGGAATCAATGGTGCTAACTTTACAGATAGACTTATATACAATGGACAAGACTCTAATCTTGGTAATCTAAATATAGCTGGAACAGATGCTAACGCACCCTCTAATTTAGGTGGTGCAAATTTAGATAATATAGTTGTTACTATGACTTATGATGATGAAGTTATATCTAATGAGATAATACAAGAGATTGCAACTGTATTTGAGGAATTACAAGAAGAAACATTAAAAGAAATAAAATTAGAAGAAAAATTTACATTTGAAATCAAAGAAGAACCTAAATTAGAAGAAGTATTTGAAGTAGAAGAATTTATAGAATTAATACCTATGCCTGAAAAAAAAGCTGAGATCATAGAGAAGAAACCAGAGATTATGAAAGAAGCTATGATTGAAGAAAAGCCTGAAGAAGAAATGATTACTAAAGAAATAATACAGGAAGCAAAAGAAGAAATGCCTGAAGAAATAATAGAAGAAAAGACAGAGGAAGTAGCAGAGAAAACAGAAGAAAAAGAAATTATAGAAGAAACTACTGAAGAAGCACCTAAGAAAGAAGTTAAAACAAAGGTTGCAACTAAGAAAGCAAAGAAACCTAAAATAGATAAAATTATGGCCAAAGTAGATGAACAAATTAAAGATAATGCCAAGAACTTAGTTATTAAAAACATTATAAAGCTAGATGCTATGAAGAATGACCAAGCTTCATTATTAGTTTATAATAATACTGAGTTCTATAAACCTAAAGACATCTACTTAAACCAAACACCTATATTTGATAATAGGTCTATTTATAAGAATGTTGATTTAGTTAAATATATTGATAATGATATAATGGAGATCAAGATTAAAAAACTAAATGAAATAAAGTATAAAAAGAACTTATTACTTTTAGAGATACAGGAGTTAAAAAATGGTTAATGACATTAAGAAAAATCTTACAAACATTGTAGTTATATTAGGACTTATAGGAAGTATAGGTGCTGGGTTTGTTAAGTATGGCGAAATTATGACTAAAATTGAAGTATTAGAAAACGCATCTAAAACAATTGATTTATCTATGGTTTCTGTATTACAAGAAAAAGTTAAAGCATTAGAAAGTGTAGATGCTTCAGATCACAAACACGAAATACATTCACACACAACAACTTTAATTAATAAAAAAGAAATTGAATTATTAAAAGTTCAAATTGAAGAAATAAAGGTAAGCACAAAAAATCCACTCCAATAAACTAAATGAAAATAACACTAACGCAACCTCAATTAAAGGTTAGCAGTTCTAAAGCTAGATTCAGAATATTAATATCAGGAAGAAGATTTGGTAAGACTTATCTTTGTATAACCGAGATGATGAAATACGCATCACAACCAAATCAAAAAATATGGTATGTAGCACCAACATTTAAAATGGCTAAAGAGATAGCTTGGGCAAGTCTTAAAGAAATGCTTAATCAGTTTAATTGGATAGAAGATATTAACGAAACTACTATGACTATTAGAGTAAGAAAATCTAATAGTACAATTTCATTAAAAGGTGCTGACAATTATGATAGTTTAAGAGGTAGTGGATTAAACTTTTTAATATTAGATGAATTTGCAGATATAGATAAACGAGCATGGTTTGAAGTCTTACGTGCTAGTGTTAGTGACACACTTGGAAAAGTTTTAATGTGTGGAACTCCTAAAGGCTATGGAAATTGGTCTTATGAAATGTATCTTAAAGGTAAGCAAGATGATGAATGGGATAGTTACCAATTCACTACTGTTCAAGGTGGAATGGTTACAAAGGAAGAAATAGAACAAGCTAAACAAGACATAGATATAAGAACTTTTAGACAAGAGTTTGAGGGTACATTTGAAAATTATGCTGGAAGTGTTTATTATAATTTCCACCCTGTTGATAATGTTATAAAAAAACAAATAGATTGGACTAAACCTTTACATATAGGAATGGACTTTAACGTTGATCCAATGTCAGCTTGTGTAGCACAAATAGAAAAAGATAAAATTTATTTTTTAGATGAAATAGTTATTTATTCAAGTAATACTGATGAAATGGTGCAAGAAATACGAGATAGATATGGAACAAAAATTCCAACATTTATATATCCTGATCCAGCATCAAGACAAAGAAAGACATCTGCTGGTGGAAGAACTGATTTATCTATTTTACAAAATGCTGGATTTAAAGTTAAAGTTAAAAATAAACACCCAGCGATACGAGATAGAGTCAATGCAGTTAATTCAAAACTCAAAGATTCAAATGGGGTTAGGCATATTTTTGTTTCACATTCTTGCAAAACATTGATAAAAGGTTTACAAAGACAAATATATAAGGAGAATACAAATATTCCTGATAAGGAAGATGGCTTTGACCACATGAATGATGCTTTAGGCTACATGATTGATTATATTAGACCATTAACTACTCAGGCTATTTATTCTAAACCGACAAGATGGATAATGAAATAGACTATGGCATATAACAGAGATTTAATTACAGAACTTCATAAAGATTATCAAGAAACAGTTACTAATTGGCAGTATTACATAAGATCATATAATGGTGGTTATGATTATATGATAGGTCAATATTTAAACAGATATAATTTAGAATTAGATAACGAGTTTAATCAAAGACTTGCAAATACTCCATGCGATAATCATTGTAAAAATATTATTCAAATTTATTCATCATTTTTATTTAGAGTTAGACCAAGTAGAGATTTTGGAGAAATGGCAGATGAAGCTAGTTTAGATTCATTCTTAAAAGATGCAGATTTAGAGGGTAACAATTTAAACTCTGTAATAAGACAAGCACAAAATTATGCGTCTATCTATGGTCATGTTTTTATGATTTTAGATAAACCTAATATTACGACTAACACACAAGCAGAAGAACTAGAACAAAATATCAGACCCTATTTATCAATCTTAACTCCTGAAAATGTTTTTGATTGGAATTTTCAAAGACAAGCAAATGGTAGATATGAACTTGATTACTTAAAGGTAAGAGAAGAAGTAGATAAAGAGGGTGGACAGTATTTTAGACTATGGTTTCCTGATAGGATTGACACAGTATATCTTCCTAAAGATTCAGAACCTAGATTAATAGATACTGCCACAAACCAGATTGGCAAAATACCAGCAGTTATTTTATACAATTCTAAATCACACAAGAGGGGAATTGGTCAATCTGATCTAACAGATATAGCTGATTTACAAAAATCTATCTATAACGAATACTCTGAAATGGAACAGTTAATTAGATTAACAAACCACCCATCATTAGTTAAGACTCCAAGTGTTAATGCAAGTGCTGGTGCTGGTGCTGTTATAGAAATGCCTGACGAAATGGAACCAAATTTAAAACCATACTTACTACAACCATCAGGTCAAAACTTACAAGCTATTATGGAATCAGTAAGACACAAAGTAGATGCTATAAACAGAATTGCACATACAGGGGCAATCAGAAGTACAAAGACACAAGTATCATCTGGTGTAGCTTTACAAACAGAATTTGAATTACTTAATGCTAGACTATCAGAAAAAGCTGATAACTTACAAATAGCAGAAGAACAATTATTTAAACTATATGCACAATTTCAAAATGTAAAATATGATGGAGAAATAAACTATCCTGATTCATTTAACATTAGAGATTATGCAAGTGATCTTATGTACTTCCAACAAGCAAAAGCATTAAACATTGGCTCTCCTACTTTTAATAAAGAAGTAGATAAAGAAATTGCAAGAGCAGTAGTTGATGATGATGAAAAGCTAAATGATATATTTGATGAGATAGATGCTAAATCAGAAGTTGGAGAATTTACACAAGACGAAGTAGTAGCAGAAGATCAAGAAGTAGAGCAAGAGGAAATTTAATGAATGTCAGATATAGTAAAAGATTCAACACTTTACAGAATTAAACAAATAGAACTTGCTGAAGCAGAGTATTATAAAACATTAATCAAAACATTAGATAGAATAGAAAGAGAAGTAGTATCTCTTGCAAGTAGATTACCTTTAACAGATGGTAAGTTAATAGAACTACAAGCGGCTATTGCTATCAGGCCACAGATCAAAGCTATTTTAGAAAGAGAATATTTAGCATGGTCAGATACAGTTGTTAGAGATGGTTTTAATAAACAAGCTAAACGAATTGAAAAAACATTTAAACGAATCGGTAATATACCAGTAGCATTTCAAGAAATTACTAAAGGAGATAAAGCACTAATTCAGAATCTTAAACAACAATATTTTACACAGTTTAAAGATGTGTCTAATACATTTACAAGACGATTATCAGAAAAGGTTTATCAGAATACATTAGTTGGTTCTGAATTTACTGTATTAGAAAAGGAACTAAGACAAACAATTAATGGTATCTATGCTAGTGCAGATGATCTAGAAGCACAAAAATTAGTTGATTATATAAATAATAATAAGTTTAATAAATCAAAACAATCACAAGTTGATAAGGCAGTTCAAACATTACAATCTAAATTTGCTAGAGATAGGGCTGGAGAAAACATGAAAAGATATGCTGGTCAAATATTAAACGACTCATTAAGAGATTTTGATGCAACTTTAAATTTTAATAAGTCTAAAGATGCTGGACTAACTTTTGTTAAATACTATGGAGATGTAATTCCAACAACTAGGGATATTTGCAGAAATTTAATATCTGGTGTATATAACAAGAGGAAAAGTGGACTTTTCACAATTGATGAAGTCAATTCACTTTGGACAAATAGAAGTTGGAAAGGCAAGAAGTCTGGAAATCCTTTAGTTGTCAGAGGTGGTTATAATTGTCGTCATCAATGGTCTTATGTCAATCCTGATTGGTATGACACTAAAGGCGAACTAATAATATAACTAGGAGAAATAAATGTCTGAAGAAACAAACACAATACCTACTGAAACTGTAGGAACACCAAAAGAAGAAGTAAAAGTAGAAACACCAAAACAACAAACTTTTACACAAGAACAATTAGATAACATAATCAAAACTAGACTAGAAGCTGAATCAAGAAAAACAGCAAAAATACTTGAAGCAGAAGAAAGTAAGAAAACTGAATTGCTAAAAGAACAGCAATTAAAAGAAGCTAAATCTAAAGCAGATATTGAAAAGATTATGCAAGATAGATTGTCTGAAAAAGACTCTGAACTTAACAGATACAAAACACAGATTAAAAAAGAAAAAGTTGATAACTCAATTCTATCTGTTGCTAATAGAGAAAAATCTATTAATGCACAACAAGTTGTATCTTTATTAAAAGATGAAGTTAAATATACTGATGATGGTAGAATAGAAATAGTTGATAATAATTCTAATGTACGTTATAACACTAAAGGAGAACTATTAACAATAGACGATAGAGTTAAAGAGTTTTTAGATGCTAACCCACATTTCCGTCAAGGGTCTTTGTCTGGTTCAGGAAGCCAGAGTAGTGTTGAGGGTAAAACTGTAAAACCATTTAAAATTCAGGATTTAGATATGAGTAAGCCAGAAGATCGTTCTAAATATGCAGAGTATCGCAAAGAACGAGATTCAAAACCTACTCAAATTAACTTAACAAATAAATAATAAAGGACAAATATAATGGCAAACGAAACAACAAGTTCCACGCTATCGGAACTATATACAGAGATAGTGGCAGAAGCATTATTTGTAGCAAGTGAAAAATCAATTATGAGACCACTTGTAAAAAACTATGCTATATCAGGTGGTGGAAAATCAGTTGAAGTTCCTATTTATGCGGCAGTAAGTGCGGCGGCAGTAGCAGATGCAACAGATTTATCTAACACAGCAATCAATCCAACTTCTGTAACTATTACAGCAAGTGAAAATGGAATAATGACAACTCTTACAGATTTAGGCAGAAACTCTGCACCTAGAAATGTTGCGGCTGACATTGGAAAATTGTTTGGAGAAGCGATTGCAAAAAAAATAGACACAGACTTAACAGCATTATTTGATGGTTTTAGTACAGCAGTAGGTTCAGGCTCAACAGCTTTAACTGCGGCATTAGTATTTCAATCAATTGCAAATGTAAGAAATGCTGGAGTATCAATGGACGGTGTATCAGCAGTTTTACACCCAATGGTAGCTTATGATCTTAAAGCAAATTTGACTAATACTTTTGCAAATGCAAATGGAAATGATTTAGCAAATGAAGCATTAAGAAATGGTTTTGTTGGAAGATTAGGTGGAGTTCCTATTTATGAAACAACAAATGTTGCTAATGACGGTACAGCTGGAGACTATAAACAAGGTGTCTTCCATAGAGATGCGTTAGCACTGGCTATGATGCAAGATATAAAAATCGAAACTCAAAGAGATGCTTCTTTGAGAGCAGATGAGATTGTTGCAACAGCAGTATATGGTGTCGGAGAGTTAAACGATACTTATGGTGTTGAATTACATTCTGATTCATCTATCCAAGCATAATAATTGGATACTTTGTGAGGGTGGGAAACTGCCCTCATATTATAACTAGGAGAATTTATGGACATAAAATTAACAAATGGCACAAAGACAATTACAAGACCAAAAGATCAATACGAAGCTAATATAAATCATTTTACTAATAGAGGTTTCAAACCACTTAAAGATAATATAAAAGAAAATATAAAAGAAGTAGATGATACTTTTGAAAATGAAGTTAATAAAGTGGTTACTTTAAAACCTAAAAAGAAAAAAGGAAAAAAGAAATGAAAAATTTAACAAAATATATAGAATTAGCGAAAGATAATCCTAAAGTATCTGCTGGAGTTATTGTAGGACTAATTATTTTAATTTGGATATTCTAAATGGCTAATTATACTGGTGCTAATGTTGTTGTAGCCGCAGACATATTAAAGTATCAACCAGATGCTTTTGAATTTGGTGTGTCAGCAACTTCAACTGAAACAGCTAATTTCTTTGCACAAACTACAAATGATATTTTAAGACAGTTAAGAGTAGAATGGTGGCCTGTATATAAAACTAATATATTTACAGATATTACAGTTCTTAATACTGCTGAAATGGTAAGTACAAAAGTTAATTTAGATCAGTTTGAAAGAGCAGGAGTTTATTTATTTTTAGGAAGATTTTTTTTACCAGCATTAACTAAATTTAGACCAGAAACAGAAAAAGATAGATTTGAAAGAATGGCTGAATATTACATGAGTCAATACAATATCGAATGGAGAATGATATTAGAAGATGGTGTAGAGTATGATTCAGATGCAGATGGAACTATTGTATCTAATGAAAGAGAACCTTTACATGGATTTAGACGATTGAATAGATAATGGCTGTCGATTTAAAGATTAAATCTAATTCAAAACAAGTATCTAAAAAATTTAAAAAGTTTCAATCAATATTACCTAGAATAATTGATAAAGGTGTTAAACAAGCTGGATTCCAATTAATAGATATTGTTAGAACTAAAACTAAAAAAGGTATTAATTTTAAAGATGGTGCATTTGCACCATACTCACAAGGTTATTTAAAAAAATTAAATAGAGAGGGTAAATCAACAAATGTAGATTTATTTTATTCTGGTAGAATGTTAGGTAGTTTAACAAGTAAAAAAACAGGAAAACACAAAGTATCATTAGGTTTTAGTAATGCACAAATGCTTAAAAGAGCATTATTTAACCAAGTATTGAATGACCCTAAAAGAGAATTTTTTGGCTTTAACAATAGAACAGAAAAGATTATAAGTAAGCAGTTTAACAGATTTGTAGAAAAAGAATTAAGAAAGTTTAAAATATGAGTGTAAGAGAAAACATAGCATCTAATTTATTGTCAGTTATATCTGCTATATCTAGCCCAGATATTATTAAAGCAACTAGACAACCATTTCAACTAGACGAATTATCTGATAAACAATATCCAGCAGTAATAGTACAAACATCAGAAGAAAATAGAGATGATTCGGAACTAGGAACTGGTGCTAGAACAAGACATGGTACGATTGATTTTGTAGTATTAGGATTTGTAAAAGGTGCAGAGGCCAATATAGATACTAAAAGAAACGAATTAATTACAGCTATTGAAACTGCATTAGAAACTGATATTACAAGAAACAGTAATGCACTTGATACAGAAGTTATACAAGTAGAAACTGATGAGGGTAGCTTATTTCCTGTTGGTGGAATAAGAATGACTATTAGATGTATGTACGAGTATCAAGCTGGAACACCATAGGAGATAATATGAACTTAGAAAAAATATTAGATAAGATAGCAAAAAAAGTAGATCAAGTAGAAAAGATGCACGACAAAGAATCTATGTTGTGTGAAGAAATAAAAGATTTAGTAGAAGAAGCTAGAGAAAACTCAATAGAAGAAGATCAAGAATGGGAAGAAGATGAGGATAATGAGTTTGAAGATGATGAAGAAGAAGAAGATATTGACGAAGAAGAAGAAAAGTAATAAAAGGACTTATGGCTAAAGACATTAAATTATTTAAAGATGGAAATGAAGTTACTATTAACGAAACACAACTTGATAATTTTTTAGATTTAGGTTGGAAGCAAGAAAAACAAAATATATTAACAAGTAAAAAGGAAAATAAAAAATGGCAACACACTTCGGAAAAGAGGGAGTAGTTACTGCTGGTGGAACTGGTATAGGCGAACTAACTGGTTACACACTTGAAACTACTGCTGATGTTGTAGAAGATACTCAATTATCTGATTCAACAAAATCATTTGTAAGTGGAAGAACATCATTTTCAGGAACTTTAGACATGAGTTATGATGAAACTGATTCTCCACAACAAACATTAACTGCTGGAACTACAATAGCTTTTATATTAGCACCAGAGGGTAATTCTTCAGGAGATGAAACTTTTACAGGCTCAGGAATTGTTACAGGAATGAGTGTCAATGTTTCATTAGATGGAATCACTACTAGATCAGTTACATTTCAAGGCACAGGCGGATTGACAAGAGGAACTGTATAATCCTAATTTATGTCAGTTATTGATAGAGTAAAGACTCATTTTGAAACTCTTAAAACTATTACTATTGAAGTAGAACAGTGGAAAGATGAGCATGGTAATCCGAGTATATTTTATTCTGAACCACTTACC